TCTCCAACCAACCCAACCAGTACCGGTTTGCCAAACATCACCAGGTTCATGTTTTTTACTTGAACCGACAGATTTAACTGCCTCTATCCAACTTGTATAACTCATTTATTTCCTAGAAAAAAGGTTAGACCATTCCCTAATATTTATAATTACCGAATTCTAGGTGACGGGTCATTATCTGGATTGAGATCTTTAACAGCCTTGATAAAGACATCTATGAAAAGTTCATGCCACCCTCTACACGTATCTTCTTCAATCGTATCGGCAAAGAAATTGCCATACTGATCTTCCATAACGTAGACGGGTTCATTTTTATAGTGGTAGGACTTGTCTGTAACAAACAAGACATGGATCATCAATCCTAGTTCAGGATGGATGTAATATTGATCAGGCTCAAATGCCTTTAGGTGGTGGGATTTTGGTGTGGTTTCATCTTTTCTTTTTTTTCTAAATTCATCAAGGTCTACTATATTATTCAACTTGTTCACCTGTAAGTTTTAATGGAAATTCTTGTTTCTGTGCTGCCTCTATAGTTTCATGAATTTTTGTTTCGGCGATTTGATAGTCGTATATTCCTGCTGCAGCTTTCCCTTTAGTATGAACTTCTGACATGATAGAGGTTGCATCAATTTCATTTTTATGAAAAAATGCCATTAATGCCCAAACAACAAATTCCCTTGATGTGAAATCATCATTGTGAAATATCACTCTGATTTTTATTGGCTTGTTTGGTTTTTTTCTAGGTTTTTTTGCAATAGCAGCCGTACCATCGCCACCTTCATAGGGCTGGGTCATTTGATTTACTGGTGCTCTTTGCTTGTGCTTCTGCCATTCTATTTTCTGGATGATTCACATCTTCATATGCCTGCTTTGACATAAAATCTGCATTATAAGAAACACTTCTTCTTTCACCCTTTCCGTCTTCAGTGCGGAATGGATAAACAGAATGTAGTTGATGAGCAGGAAACATTAAAAAATCACCTGGAGAGGGTTTTACTTTTAATTGTTGTCTGGTAAATCTATTTTCCGGTGCAGCGCTACCAATAAAAACAATACAACCGTCATCATCTCTCTCTGGTTTTGTAGATGGTAACATATCAGGAACTTTAAGATACATTACAGAAGAAACAGCACAATCAGTATGAATATGACAAGGATTATATTCATTATCTTTTTGGGAAATAATCCACATACTCATCATTTTTGTCATCCATTCGATATCTTTAACTTTATGATAATCCGTAGAAGTTGCTTGTTGCCTAATGGCATTTTTTACATATTCACCGACAGTTTCCAAAAAGAAACCATAAATGCCTTCTCGTTGAAGTATACTATGTGGAATCAGGGGTTCATCTGCAATTTGACCAGCAAGATTGGGACCCCAATTCATTTTATTCTTATCAGCCAGAATTTCATCAGTTATTCTGATCATAGCATCTAAAATCTCAGGAGGTAATGTAGTCCTCATAATAAAATTAGACCACGGCTGTATCAATTCCACTTCCATCTGGAATGACTTCATATCTCCCCCTTGGTTGATATCCTTATTGTCTTGTCGATCTTTTCTTCGACGCTCTGCTCTATTCATACTTCAATTCCTTCAAATTTTAAATTTTTATATTTTCCACCGGTGGTGGCTTTATCAAAAGCTGGTTCATTATCTTGACCAGTATCAACCAACTCGTTTTGTGCAAATTGTTCTACATCATATAATTTCATTTTTGACCTATCAATACCAATTACAAATTTTCTATTTGATGTAGGATCACTATATCTGTTTTTCAATTGTTTTATCATTATTTGATTTAATTCTTCCATTTGCTCTGTTGAAATAATCGCAAACATAAAATCTGCCGTAGCAGGTAATCCAAAAGATTCGCTTGTATCTTCAAGTCCAATATCAGTATTTGTGAATCCTGATCTGGTTGTTTGAGTTGCTGACAAGATAGGAATCGCATTTTCTACAGCTAATCCGCGAAGTTCTTCAGCAATAGACTTAATATATGTGTAAGAATTAACATTTGCTCCTTGTTTAATTCGTGAAGAAGTACATATATTAATATAATCTATAAGTATAATATTTGGAACAAAAGATCTTTTAAGATTCAATTCATTCAATAATGCCCTAAAATGATTTGCATTTGCTGAAGCAGTAGGATATTCTTTGACTATTAATTTCCCTTTAATAGTTTGCTTTAATTTATTTATTTTCTTATCATACAAATCTTTTGGTATTTTTTGTAAATCATCAATAGAAATATTAAGAAGATTTGCATCAACTCTTTCAGCAATCTTTTCTTCTGCCATCTCCAAAGTAATATACAAAACATTATAATTTTGAGATAGACATGAAGCCGCCACATGACACATGAAAAGAGATTTACCTACACCAGTGCCAGCAAGTGCGATATTTAAGGTTTTATTTGATAATCCTCCTTTGGTAATTCTATTGAAGAATTCGAGGTCCCACGGGATTTTCTCCTCGATTCTATGATAGAACTCATACCGCTCTTCAGCATCCAAAAGGTAATCATGCCCAACATGAGGGTCGAAACTGACAGAAAGAGCATCAGAAAGAATATCAGGAATTGAACCTTTATCACGCTTATCCCCACCCTTTTCATCCAAAATAGAAATTGACTCAACGACTGCATTATAGATTGCCTTATCCTGGCAAAATTTCTCAGTACTATCCAATAACCATGAGATATTTGCTTCATCATTTTCATTTGTGATACTTTCTAGCAATTTTAAGGAATTTTGAAATTCTTCATCTTTAATAGAAGATTTATCTAATTCAATCGCTAATGCTTCTTGAGTAGGAAGAGTATTGTACTGGTTTATATATTCATTAATTTTCTCATAAAGAATTTTATCTTCTCTTTCTTGAAAATAATTAACACTCAAAAAGGGTAATACTTTTCGTGTGTATTCTTCATTATATATCAGATTTTTTAGTATTGTTGTCTCTAGTCTCATTCTCGTTTATTTGCTCTTGCAGGATTTCCAAAATAATTTCACCAAGTAATTTTTCAAATTTTTCTCCTTCCAAATCTGAAATTTCTCTTTCACCTATATCTGCGGGTGCTAATACTATATCATAACTATAATTACAATCGAGAGATCCATCAGAATTTTCTTTATCGATCATTTTAAAATTGTTGTACTTGATCACAACATGATTAAATGGTCCTTGCGTAATCTGAACACAAAGTCCTTGATCATTTGGATCGACTGGATTAGAAACTGGAATATACCAATCATCCCTTAATCCGACTTTATTTTTCGTTCGTGGTCCCAGATCCGGCATCTTCACTCATTCCATATTGAAATTCTTTTTGGGCGGCTATCTCCAATTTTTCCATTATATCATCTGTAAAATATTTTTCTGGATCTTCCATAATCTGTTTACCAAAGATTTTAGCACCGTCTGGTAACTCATATCGTGTAGATACTTTCTTAATTATATCATATTTTTCAGCTAAGTCAAGTAGTCCATAATGTCGATTCAATCCTTGATCATAAGTAAGAAGAACATCAATTTTCTTATTTTCTTTTGCTAATCTTGATTTGAAGTTTTTACAATGAATAACATTTCCAATAATGTCAGTTCCTACCTTTTCTTTCCTTTTAGAGAGAAATACAATAGAAGATGCAGCATATTGAAGACCACTACCGCCACCCATAATGTCTTGAGGAAACATAGCCCCAACTTGTTTGTATGTGTGATTAGTAACCAGTAGAGGTATTCCAGCTTTCGCGAGTTTGAGAGTCAATACTCTAAATGTACCCTTTACGATTCGTGCCTTAGTCATATCCACCTTGTTCGCACCAGTGGTAATATCTTCAACTTCTTTGGCTGTAGATAACATTCCAAGACTGTCAAGACAAAGTAGAAGTGGTGCCTCACTATTTTCTATATGTTTATCTACCACTCTGGATGCTTGTTGAGCAAAGTCCTGTATCGTGGCAACTGGTAATTGAATAAATCTTGTACTGTCAATTTCTCTTTCCTCAATCATCTCAGGAGTAAGAGCAGATTCAGACTCAAAATACAAAACACCACCAGTTGGATTATCAGTAAGAAATTGTTTGACAATTCCAAGAATGAAAAATGTTTTTCCAGTTGCCGATTCACCCGCGAAAGCAGTGATCTTGTTGGCGGG